GTCTAGCGTTCCGTGAGTAGTGCCAAGAGCCTTGGTGTTTACAGTCGCTAAGAAAGCATCTGGATCAGCCGCAGTTCCAACTGAGATAGTAGCCGCTCCACTGTCATCTCCAACGGTGGTGACGTTTAAAATCACATCAATAATTTGAGAATTAGCAGGTACTATTGCCATTCTTTGGTTAAGTTGGCTTGCGCCTGTAATGTTTGGTACAGCAGATTGACCCATTACGGCAAAGCCTATGTTAGCTACGTCAGTGCCAACCGTAGTGCCTATGGTGTCTTTAATAGTTCCGGCCTTAATAGGACCTGAAAAGGTAGTTGTAGCCATTAGGATAACCTCACATGCGAGTTAATTTGGGGCGTATCTGTCTACATGTCGTCAGCCGGGACTGTCAGATACACCGAATGACCCCGGTATCATTTAATTATATAGCACTTATTCGCGTATTGCACAAATAAAAAAAGGGAGCCGAAGCCCCCTTTTTCGTACCAAGGTTTTCCTTACGGAGTACCCGGCGATCCAAATATGCCACGTGGATCACTAAAGCCAAAGCTATAGCGCTCACGAGCCTTATATCGGACATTACCTGTGTTGAACTCTCCTTCAAAACCAGTTGAAAGAGCAACACGGTTAAACATCTTCATGCCGTTTGGTGCGTCAGTAATGACAAACCATGCGTCAGGGTCAGTTAAGTAATGGTTTACAGAGTAACCCTGTGGAACCATGCCCATGTTACGGATGGCGTTAATGTCGTTATCTGCTGTACCTACGCGCAGAGTTGACTTCATTATACGGTCCGCAGTGAACTGTAGCTCTTTAGGGATAATTAGCTTGTTGCCTTGAACAGCAATCTTCAACCCGCGCTCATCAGTGAAGGCAGCGATGTCAATTAGTGCTTGCTCAAGAGAAGCTTCTGTAAGATCCGCCGATACAGTTAACTCGTTCTTGAGATCAGGACCAGTCAGTGTAGGGTGATCTAATGCACATAGAGGCTTTCCGTCACCACCAAGCGATGTAGTGAACGCGCCATTAAGAATAGCGGCTCCTTTGATCTGCTTAGTAGTAGCCATAGACCGAGCTAGTGCTTTAGTGTAACGCGCGGATAACTTGTCATACAGGTTATCTTCAATTGCTTCCTCTGTTAGGGAGAAAGCCAACGCCACAGTTTCGTTAGTGTAACGCGCTGTGTAGACTTCTTGTGCCTGATCGTATGCAACGCCAGAACCTTCAGCCTTAACAGGTGCTTCACCAAAACCAGATAGCATCACTTCTTCCTCAAAAGCGCGGTCCGAAGACTCTACTTCGTAGATTTCAGTGTGCTCACTGTCATACGAGTTGTACTCAAGACCAAACAAAGCGTTTAGACCCGGCTCCAACTCCTTTACTAATTGGGCTCTTGATATAGCCATGATCTATTCTCCTTATTGTCCTGCTACGCCAGCACTGCCGTAGAGATGCTCGTTGATTTTAACCACGACCACAGCATTCGCACCAACAGCGTTGTTAGGTACGTCCCAAAGACCAATGATCTTCAAGTTAAGTGCAGCAGTTGTAGCGATTGTGCTCGTGTCTAGCTCATTAGCCGACATGCCGTTTGCAGTGCTTCCCGTGCCTACTACGATGTCTGCGTTCTTGCCGTAGTTAGCTACAGCAGAAGTGCCATCGTTCTGGATGATGAACATCTGGCTAGGATCGTCAAGTACGTCTGCGACGATCTTACCCTGAGTGATGTTTATGCTACCCGGATAGTAGTTAGAAAAAGTAGGCTTCTGCGTTGTAGGGTCATTATAGAAACAACCGTTAAACACGCCTACTGCCGCTGTATGCGACGACGGGTCAAATTGTAAAATGTAACCATCCTTCAAAGTAACTAGGTCACCTTGGAAGATAGCTCCCGATTGGTTGTCCGCAATCTCGTAACCGTACTGCTTCTGTGCTCCAGTACCAGCTAAGTTACCAAGCGGACGTAGCCCAAAGGCTTTATCGTTATTAGCCATGATTTATGTCCTTTATATTAAGTTATTCGGAACCCGAACGTGGGCCTCCGAGGCTTACTTTGGACTGCCTTTCTGGCGCATTGATTTTCATAGACGAATTAACATTCGTCTTCAACAGGTCATTATCAGCAGCTCTGATTTGGTCATGGGTTCTAGAAGAATAATACTCTTGCCGCTCGTCTGCCGTTTCTTCAGGTATTCTCGCTAACAGCAAACCACCTACACCGATTACACCGGCATGTTTACCGTCATCTTGAACACCTGAATCAAAATCAGGATATTCATCCGCACGTACCAACTCATACCCCTCACGGAGTTTAGCTGAAACATTAGCGCGATCATCTGCGCCACCTGACTCGACTCTAATCCACCGATGCTTATAGCCCGGAGGAGGTTCTGGAGCGTCTAGTCGTGAAGGAGGAGCCCAAGCTTTACGGCGCACTGTCTTTTCCCGCGTTTCCGTGGTTCGATCACTGCGTTTTAACTTTGGTACTTTGGTAGCTTCGGTCATCTTTATTACTCCTTAACGTATTTGGCATATTCTTCAAGTGGAACCCCTAATTTTTTTGCTATCGCAACTTGACTTGGGGTCAACCTAACAGTGCGGCGTGCTGTGTTGTTTACCCCCGAAGAGCGGGTTGCAGGAGCTACCGTCTGCACGGGTCGGCTAGTCCTGTTGTTTTTGGGCGTAGGCGCTTCCTGAAACTCATTAGGAAATATGTCGCGTATCCTACGATTTATCTCATCATAATACTCGTCTGTGTTTGGGTCAAACCCTTCTTTTTGTATTAAGTCCACATGAATACCACGCACAGCATGCGTCATCACTGTATTTGTACCAAACCACTCGTTCTCTTCTGCCCAAGCTTCGGCCTTAGGGTCCGATTGAGGGGGAGGCGGTGGCGGGGCTTGTTGTGGTTGTGGTGCGGGTTGTGCAGCCTGAGCCGGTTGCGCTTCCCTCATAGAAGTGGTCTGTTTAATTCTGTCTTGCTCCATAAGAACAGTGGTCAAGCGTTGCTGCGCCTCGGTCTCAGTGTCTATGTCGCCCTCTTCACGGGCTTTCTTTATGACCTGCTTCAAAGCTACTACGTGAGACTCAGTGCGTCCCTGTGCCTCTTGTAGTCGGTCTGCGTCACTTTTTTGATATTTCTCTTGAAGCGTCTCGTTTTGCTGCTGTACGTTTTTAGCAAACTCTAACGCCGCCTCTTCTCTACGCTGTGTTTCACGTAGTCTAGCGGTCAGCTTATCGATCCGCTTTTTAACCTTGTCAGAGTAGTTCTCTAGGTCTTCCGTTTCTTTTTTAGCAGCAGGTTTTTCTTCGGCTACCTCTTCTACCACCGGCGTTTCTTTTTCATCCGCCAGTTTAGCTTCGGACCCGTCCTCATTCATTTCAACGGTGGTTTCTTTTTCTTCTTCACCGATATCAAATTCCATCTCTTGATTCATTGGTTCTGTTTGTCCCATAATTACATCCCCCTCACATGTGTAAGATATCTTCAGGATCGTTAACGAGCCCTAAGATTTCATCATCATTTAACAAACGAATCTCACCACCATCAATCTGAATCCGAGATCCCGCATACTTACCAAAGATTACCCAGTCTCCTTCACCGCACCAAGGGCCGTTAGGAAACTTAGACTCATCAGCGTAAGCTAAATCACCTATTTTAAGAACATAACCTACATTCGTAGCCAACTGAGTCCTCTGTTGAGTCTCTTTAGCTAGAACAATGCCGCCCTTAGTTGTTTCAGCACCGCGATAAGGCAAAATAGCCATTCGCCAACCTGTGGGTCTGGGGATCAAATCAAGAATAGATTTAGCAAGGCCTTCATTAGCGACTTTGCCGTCTACGGTATATGCGTCGTTAAGATTTGGTTTAGAAGATTCCGCTTCTTTCGCTTCGGATTCTTCTTTCCATTTCTCTTCGAGAGGGGTTAACTTCTCTGCTTCCATGTGTGCCTCTTCTGGTGGTTAAAAATCTTCGGAGTGTTTATCCAACTTATCTCGGATAATTTGATCCACAAGCTTTATGCCTTCCAGACGGCCCATCAGAAAACGATAGCGTTCCATGTCGGTCACTGTTCCGTTAAGGACAATGGCTTCGGAATCTTGCTGCAGTTTTCGTACTTCTTTCAATACGCTTTCAGCGAATTCAAGCATGGTCGTTTTTCCATGAAAGCAGACGGTAAAAAAGCCCCGTCTGGAGGCTTGTGTTTAATATATCTTTACTGGCTTATTGCCATCTCGTTTTTTTACTATTCTAGCAGGTTTTGTTGCCTTGCGACCACTAGAAGCCTTAATCGAACCTCCTTTTGCCGCCTTTTTTACTTTTTTACTCTTCCCTGCCTTACTCAAAGCAATTGCAATGGCTTGCTTCTTCGGTTTCCCCGCGCCCATTTCAGTCTTTATATTGCTTGAAATGGTCTTTTGACTAGAGCCACGTTTCAAAGGCATCTTATGTTCCCCACTGGGATCGTGCTTTCTTTTGTGCTGCTTTGTTTAAATCGCCAAAGTGATAAAGCTTTTTACTTTGCTTTGTCATGGTTCTTCCCGTCATCACCGTGCCATCGGGGTGCTTATGTGTTCCACCCTTGTGGACTTTGCCGTCACGAGAATAATGATTTACGCCTGCTGCCATTGTAAATGCTCCTCTAACAAAGACGAGTAGGGCCACAGCCTCTTTTAGCTAAACCGCAACCACGAGCCTGTACGGTATTCATTTTTCTACCTGTCATGCCTTTGCTTTCGTTTCTGCGTGAACGATAAGACTGCGACTTGGTGCTTTCTTTGCCGTCTATGTTTCCTAAACGCTCATCAAGCCTATCTGCCTTAGTCTGCTTTTTAACGTCTCCGCCTTTAGCCATGCGATTCATCTGACGCTTTTCAAATGCTTTTTCTCGATCAACACGACCGTACTCTTCACGGGCATTTCTGCCTTTTGCGCCTTTTGCATAGGTTTTAGGTGCAATGCGATAAATCTCATCGTCTAAGTTTCGTAATACTTTCTTATCACGAGCCATTGAACCGGGCATATTCTATCTCCTAAAGTTTACTGGGTGCGTAAATACGTTCTCTTGCTACATCCGCACGCAACTTAGCAATGTCTTGCTGTGATTCAATGCGTGCTTCATTGCCTGCTGCGTTTTGAGCTATTCTAGCCTGATCCACCTTTATACCTTCTTGCTTCAATGCAATATCGGCCTGATCTTTAGCTGCTTTTTGCTGTAACTCTTCAGCTTTTAGCATGACCACTGGGTCTTGTCCACCTTCGCCGGACAACTCGCCCTGCATTCCTTTCATTTCCATCATGTATTCCGAAACTTTGATGGAAATCATTGCCTCACGCTGTAAGTCAGAGACCATATTGTCAGGATCGTTACCATACTGCTCAAACAAGGTCGCTTCGGTGTCTTCCTCGGCCTTCAGTCGAATATGTTGCAGGATATGCTTCTGTAATTCTGCAGCGGCTAACGGATTAGCCTGAATTAACGGTGATAACCCCATAATTAAATGCGCGGCAATGTGGGCGTCGTGCTGTTGCCCTGCAAACGCCTTCAACTGCTTACCATCTGCTGCTTCCATGTTCTCACTAGCGGGGTCTTTAGGCATTTGATTGGTCTGAACCTTCAATATGCCGTCAATATCTCGCACATTCAGTGCCTGATACACACGATAATACGCTTCGTACATGTTGTGCATCTGTGGCGCGCTTTGTGCCAACTGTAATTGGGTCTGTGCCAACGTAATTCGTTGTGCAGCAGAGAAAATATTGGGGTCTGCGATAGGTAATATAGCGACCATGTGATCAAAGTCGCATTTTTTAATACATCGAGACGCGCCGGGCACGTCATACGGGTACTCATCCGGTAAGTATTCACCAAATCCACGCGCTAACATCTCAAATTCTTGTGTTTGAGCGTAATACAGGCGTTTATGGATGGCCGACATGACCATCGAACCCCTTTCAAGCAGTGCAATCGTTGTTCCTACTGCCGCTTGCTGGTTTCCATCGCCTACTTGCATGTCTGCAGTGCTTGCTAGACGCTTTCCGGCGTCTACGGCAAAGCCCATCAAGGTGTAAAGTGTCTGAGAGGGCTCTTTGTAGGGTAAAGGCATCAGTGAGGCCGTCAATTCTGCGCCACCTGCGTCAATATCCCGCCACTCGCCCGGNTGTATCGGATTGTCGTCATCCGCTATTCGCGC